GGACGAACCTAAACCCGCGGGAGATTTAAAGCTGGTTGAGGCGCCCGAATTTTTGACAGACACCGCGAAGGAAATCTGGCGTTATGCGTTGGCGATGGCCCCGGAAGGGCTTCTCACGTCGTTGGATTTCGGCATATTTACGGAGTGGGTTGTAACATATGACGCATTTGTCCATTTAAGTGCGGCCATGAAGGAAACGGGGACCATACAGAAAGACGAAGACGGCAACGTCAGAGTTAACGATATATTGCACCATGTTACTAAGACCGCGGCAATTTTAAACAAATTACAAAATGACATGGGATTCACGCCAGCGAGCCGCACAAAAATAAGCGTTAAGCAGGCGGAGCCAGAGAATAATAATAAATTTGCGAATTTGGATTAACAAATAAATATGGATTATGTAGACAAGGCCGAGCGATATATAAAAAAGGTAATCACGGGTAAAATTGACGCGTGTTTATTCGTTCGGCAGGCATGCACCCGCCAGGTTAACGACTTAAAAAAGAAAAAAACGAAAAAATTCCCGTACATTTTCGACAGAAAAAAGGCAAACAGAGTTTGTCAATTTATCGAAAATTTATCACATGTAAAGGGAGTTAAGGCGGGGGAACCAGTCCACCTGGAGGACTGGCAATGTTTTATATTAACAACCGTTTTCGGATGGTTAAAGGAAGACGGCGCCCGCAGGTTTACACAAACATACATCGAAGTGCCCAGAGGTAACGGAAAAAGTACATTATGCTCCGGCATTGCGTTGTATATGGAATGTGCCGACGGAGAACAGGGCGCCGAGGTTTACAGCTTCGCAACCACCAGAGAACAGGCGGGGATCGTTTTTGGCGACGCGTTGGCCATGGCGCGAGGAAATAAGGATTTTAAAAATTATTTCGGCGTGACATGTTTAAATCATTCGGTTATTGTTTTGGGAACCAATTCCAAATTTATGGCCAAATCATCCGACGCGGGAACATTAGACGGTTTAAATACCCATTGCGGCATTATCGACGAATTGCACGCCCACAAAACACGCCATGTTTACGATGTCGTTATATCGTCAATTGGTAAGAGGGCTCAACCGCTAGTATTTTGCATAACAACGGCGGGCTTTTATTTACATGGGATCTGCATGGAGCGCAGGAAAACCACCGCCAAGGTTTTGGCGGGCGCCGTGTCTATTGATTCATTATTTGGCATAATTTATACAATAGACGAAGACGACGACTGGAAAACAGAAAAGGCTGTTATAAAAGCAAATCCAAATTGGGGCGTGTCGGTAAATCCCGACATTATGCGCGGAGAATTGGCCAACGCATTGGTTAACACGTCGGCGCAGAAAAATTATTTAACCAAACATTTGGACGTGTGGGTTAATTCAGATTCAGCCTGGCTAGATATGGCCAAATATAACGCGTGCATTGACACATCATTCACGCCGGAGGATTTTGCGGGCAAACCGTGCATTTATGGCGTGGACTTGGCCAGCAAATTGGACTTGTCTGCAGTCATAAAATTGTTTTGGAAAAAGAACCAGGACGACGGGCTGATCCATTATTACGTATGGGCGGATTTTTTCCTGCCGTCGGACACGGTCAAAAATTCTGGCAACACGTCATATTATGGATGGGTTGAGGACGGGCACCTCAGAACGACGGACGGAGCAATAACGGACATCGGTCAAATTGAACAATTTATAATTGAAGACTATAAAAAATTTGATACGTTGTCGGTTGCGTACGACCCAATGCAGGCCACCCAGATGGCGCAAGGGCTTCTGCAGGACGGGGCGCCCATGGTTGAGCTATACCAGAATTTAAAAAATTTGTCGGAACCAATGAAAACATTGCAGGCGTTAATGTATTCGGGGCGGTTGCACGTTCTAAATAATCCTGTGTTACATTGGAACGCCGCCAATGTTGTGGCGCATACCGACGCAAAAGAAAACATATTCCCGAGGAAGGAAAAACCAGAGGATAAGATAGACGGCATAGTTGCGTTAATTATGGCGTTTAACCAGGCGATTTTTTTAGATGTCGAAAATAACTATGTTGACCGCGACGAAAAACCGCGGGACTGGTCCATTTTTAAATTGTTTTAATTAAGGATTTAAATAAATGTTTAGTTGGGTAAAAGGACTCCTGGGCAATTATAAGGGAGAGCAGCGCACCAGACCGTTGGCGCCGATAGTTCCGCACACTAAGCCCGCAACGGTTAACAACGTGCTACAGATTCCAGCGATCTGGGAATGTGTAAACAAAATAACGCGGAGCATGTCGGGGCTTCCTGTTGACATATTGCGACGCGTTGACGACGACGGCAACACGGAGCGCATAACATCGGGCCCGATGTATGATTTATTGAACCGCCAACCAAATGCGTATATGACACCTGCGGATTTCCTAAAGACAATAACATTAAATTATTTAATCCATGGTAACGCATACGTCCGCATTGATAAGGCACGCGGGGCGGACTATATTGCCGCATTGACGCCATTAAATCCGGAGCAGGTAACGACGGAATACGAAAACGGCCGCGTTATTTATAAATATTATTCCGAAAATGACGAGGTTATTAAATACACTTCCGCCGACATCATGCACTGGAAGGGCATTGGCAACGGCCTTGTCGGTTTGTCCACCGTAGATTTTGCGAGCACGACACTCACGGAAGCAGTAAGCGCCCAGGATGCCAGCATTGAAATTTTTAGGAATAAGGGCAAATTAAACGGCATTCTGGCGGCAGAAACGCCTTTATTAAACAAGAAGCAAACTGACGATTTTTTAGACCGTTTCGGGGAAATGAAAAACGCCGATCTCGGGATGCCATTATTGCCAGCGGGATTTAAATTTCAGCCCGTGAGCCTGTCACCGGCAGAAACCCAATTATTGAGCACCCGCGAATTTATTGTTAAAGAATTTTCGCGCTGGTTCGGGATTCCTTACGGGTTATTAACAGGCGACGGCGGGGACCTTGTGGAATTATCAAATTATTTTTATGAAACCACGATCCTCCCGATGTGCATCGAGTTGGAGCAGGTAATACAACAGAAAATAATAAAAGATCCGGACATCCATGTTAAATTTAGGACGTCAATTTTAAAACGAATGTCGGATCAAACCCGCGTATCAATGCAAACGTCATACGTTCAGAACGGCCTCAGAACCCGCAACGAGTTAAGACGCGAGGACGGCCTGGGCAGGATTGAAGGCGCCGACGAATTGACCGCACAGAATAACCTTTACCCGTTGGACAAATTGGGACAACAGAACGCGCAACAGGTTCCGCAGACCCCAATAAATGAGAAACCGATCAAGCAGTAATTTTTTTAAATGGAGTTTTAAATTTATGAGTTATACAATTAACCAAAAAGCGGAATTATTAACCGATGCAACCAAAGCCGCGGGCTTTGTGTTTGGTTATGCGTCCAAGTTTAACGGCGTCGATTCATACGACGACACCATTGAAGCGACGGCATACGATAATTATCTAAAGACCGGCAGGCTTCCAAAAATGTTTTTTAATCACCAGACCTATAATTTACCAATCGGCAATTGGACAAAATTAGAGGTTGACGACGTGGGGCTCAAAGTTGAAGGCCAGATTAATTTAAACGTGGATGCCGGCAAACAATTATATGAGGCGATCAAATTCGGAAGCATTGACGGCATGAGCATCAATTTCAGAATGGGCGCCGACGATTATTTTTATGATTCCAAGTTAATAAGGCATATAACCAACATTGAGGACTTGCGGGAAATTTCAATTGTTAATTTTCCGGCAGACAATGGCGCCAGAATGGTTAATTTTAAATCCGCATTCGAGGACGCCACAATACAGAATATTACAGATTTTGAACGATGCCTGCGCGATGCCGGCATGTCAAAAACCGATGCCATGGCACTGATCAGCCAGGCTAAAAAGGTATTAAGGACCGAAACCGAAAAAAGCGCGCGAGATGCCGACCAGGTAAGAGCCTTAAATATTATTAACGATGTATTTAACGAAGTTATGAGAGGTTAAAAAATGGGAAACATTACCACCCCAGAAAATGCAGAAAAGACTGCAATTACCGAAGCCGAAAAGGCCGCGCAGAACATCCGCGAATTTTCCGGCATGATCAAGAACAACGAAACCGCCATTAATGCCATGAAGGCCGAAGGCGAAAGCATGCGCAAGGAATTGGAAGGCGTAAAGCGTGAATTAACCGCATTACAGCAGAGCGGGATCGCACCTGTTGCGGATTCCGTAGACGTGGCCAAGATGTCCGCCGGTATGCAGTTCGTTAAATCCGCAGGTTTTGCCGAATTTAAGAAGAGTATCCCAGGCTCCCGCGATGCATGTTACCGTTACCAGGTAAAGGCAGCCGCACCGGAAACCACCCAGGCAGACAACACCGCCTCACACGGTTCATTTGCCCCGCCTGTTAATATTGGCGTTGTTACCGACCCGCGTGCGGTTATCAACATCCGCCCATTATTTGGCACTTACAATGTTGAGGGTTCATCATACGAATTTGTAAGATACGGATACCGCACCACATTAACCGCCACCGGACCAGCGTTTACCGCGGAAGGCAATGCCAAGCCAGAAGCAAATTATGGCGGCCCAATCATTGCGGGAACCGTTAAGACCCTCCCAGTGTGGACCAAGCTGACCGAACAAATGATCGCAGACAATGCCAACCTCGTGCAGGTAATCAATGACGATCTACCATACCAGTTAGACAAGGTTATCGACTACCAGATTTTAAGAGGCGACGGCACCGGCGTTAATTTAAAGGGCCTTAACCAGTCCGGCAATTATGTCGATTATTTGGACGGCGTCGTTTGGGGAGCAAATGACACCGAGATCGACCTGGTATTAACAGTAAAGGGCAAAATGGAAGCCGCAGGCATCCGCAATTTAATCCTCCTGTTAAATTCTGAAGACTGGACCAAGGTATTAAAATCAAAGAATGTTAACAAGGATTATTTGATCCCTGGTATTGTGGACATCCCAACCCAGCGCATTTGGGGCGTTCCGGTTGTTCTAAACGAAAATGTAGAAAGTGGCAAATTCTACATGGGCAATTTTGGCGAGGCCGGCAAGATCATTGAAAGATCCGGCTTACAAATCGAAATGGCACGAAGCGGCGACGATTTCGAACGCAATTTAATGACCCTGCGCGTTGAACGCCGTCTTGATTTTGCCGTATTACAGCCTAAGGCCGTATGTTATGGCAATTTCTCAGTGTCATAATGACGCGTAAAAATTCAATTTTGGCATAATTAACGGGGGCAGCAATGCCCCCATTTTTTTGGGAGTAACAAAAAAAATGTTATATGTGAGCGTTCAAAGCGTCAAAGAGCAATTAAGAATTGACGACGACAGCGAGGACGAACAGATCGCGGGCTATATTGAGGCCGCGCAGGCGGACGCGGAGGCCAGGATCCGACGCCCGATTTATTCAGAGAACCCGGAAGACAATCCCGTCACCACAGACCCGGAAGCGATTCCCGCGTTATTACGACAGTATATTTTATTAACGACCGGGGATTTTTACAGAAATCGAGAAAATAAGCAGGAAAAACAATATACAACGTATTTTGAGCATTTGCTGGATTCATTTGTTGATTATAAGGGCTAAAAATGATTATTTTAGGCGCGGGAAAGTTAGACAAAAAAATAAAATTGTTTGAGCCGTCAAAAACCACGGACATGGGCACCCATGTCACAAATTACAAGTTAAAATATACGGTATGGGCAAACATTAGACAAATCACCCTGCGCGAGTTAATCCGCAACAATGTCGAGATGCAGGCCGAAACATACACCATATATTTAAGATATAAGAGCGGCATAACGAATAATTGGCGCGTGCAATTGCCGAACGGCAATTATTACCGCATTTTAAGCATCAACACCGACACGGGAACCGGAACAATGATCCTTGGCGTTGAATTAGACAACAGTGTCACCCAGGAGGTTGCTTCATGAGCATGTTACGCATTAAACAAGATTTGTTGGATTTAATCGGGAATAACATGCCGCAGAACACGGCAATAGTTTTTGATTTTGCCACCGCGATGGAGGCAGAAAAAGCGGCAGTTATAAAAAACATCAACATAATTTATAACAGCGATTTAGAGATGCATCCGCAAAAAACAATTAGATTTAATTTGATTCTGATTGCAAAAAATGCGGCAGATCTAGACGCGTTAATTGAGGACGCCGAAGGGTTAAACGATGCCACCAGCGACGCGGGAAGCGTTAAATATTTAATGTTGGAGTCTCTTGAATACGCGGACGCAGAAGACGAAAACAATAAATATTGTAATTTCACAATTAGCGGGACAATTTGGGACGCGCCGGCATGATTAACAATTTAGAAATTGGCGGGGACACGTCGGAATTATCCAAAGCGTTGGAGCAATTTGCCAAGTATTTGGCGGAAGTTGACCGCAAACTTGCGGGAGATACCCAAAAAATTATATTGCGTAACGCGATAAAAAACGCCGTTAAGTCGTTGAGGCAGGAAACAAAAACGACATGGAAGAAACACACCGGCAATGCCGTTAAATCCGTGGGTTTTCGCGTAAAGGCATCAAAGACGCGCAAGGGCGTATATTATGCAACGTATGGATGGCGAGGAAAGAGAAAAAAACGCGCCGAAGGAGACACCAGAAAAGGGCGCGTTATAGCCCCGCCAGCATCCCAATACATTGGTATATGGAACGACCTTGGAACGAAGAGCATTAACGGCAAACACGTTTTTAATGCGGAATGGCTGAAACAAAAAAACAGCATTCAAAAAGACATTACTGACGCGATCCAAGGAATAATAAAACAAAATTTGTTAAATAAACTTCATTAACGTTAAATGATAGGAGGCCAAAACAATGGCATTAACACCAACAACGAAGAAAAACGCGATCACGGGTAAAAATACCCTTGTCGGCTACCGTTTAGCAAATCAGACCCCAGAGGCCGATTTTGTGACCATCCCAGGCGTGACTGTTTTCACATCACCCGGCGGAAGTGTTGAGGACGTAGACCAAACCTGTATTGCGGAAGACGCCAAGAGATATCTGGCCGGAGCATGGGACGGCAACGAAATCACCATCACAATGCACCATTACACCGCGGACGCAACCCAGGAAGCGCTGATCGCATCAGCAAACAACGGGGACGTTATCGATCTGCAGATTGAATACCAGGACGGCCTCACCGCGGATCTTGAGGTTGCATTAAAATCAGCCGCACCGCAGGAAGCCAGCCTTTCCGACACAATCAAATGGGATATTGTGGGCAAAATTTCGGGCAAACCAACCTGGACATTTGGCACAGGTCAGTAATTCAAAGCGGGGGCATTAACGCCCCCGTTTTTTTGTAAAAATTAAAAATCGAGGTTTAAAAATGTCATTTTGTGAAAAATTTGCAAATATCAAATTTAAAACGGTAAAAATTAAGGCCGAAGAATTGGAACCTGGCGCGGAATTGATTCTGCAGGAATTGACAGGCGGACAGCATGCCGCATTTATCGATCGTTTAAAATCCGCGGATTTTCGAGACAGTGAACGGAAGTTAACGGCATTCATGTTTTATAATTGTTTAGTGGATGAAAACGGGCGCCGTGAGTTTGAGACTGAAGAGCAGGCGGAAGCATGTCTGGACAAATTGCCGGCGTCGTTGGTTAAGAGAATTAACACCGCCCTGGCAAAATTAAACAATTCGGAACCGGATGCCGAAGACGGCGAAAAGCCTAAAAAAAAATAAATAACACGTTCTTATTTTGCGCCCGAATTGCCCGCGAGATTCATGCACCAATAACGGCAGTTTTGGAAATGCCATTAACTGAGTTGCGGACATGGGCGCAGGTTTACGAGATGGAAGCGGAAGCACAAAAGCAGGCGGAAGAACATGCCAACGAGCAGGAAGAGACGGAACCAACTGGCGCGCAGATGTTTAATTTTTTGGGCGGCGAATATTTGGGCAAAAGATAGGAAATAAAAAACATGTCCGTAGTTAACAGCATTTTAAACCTGGTTGATTTGAATGCGACCAAATACAACCAGAAATTGAAGGGCGTCACGAAGACGACGCAGGCCGAGAGCAAAAAAACCTCGTCCGCATTTTCCGCGATGTCTTCAGCATGGACGGCGGCCGTTGGCGTCATAAGTTCCGCGGCATTGGGCACCGCCGTCGTTAAGGAATTAAAGGCGACAGAATCCGCTGTTGCGTCATTTATCGGAACCACCGGAGGCGTTACCGAAGCCCGCGCCATGTTTGAAATGTTGCAACAGTCAGCCCGCGACACATTGCAACCGTTCGACGCGTTGAAGGCGGCCGCGCTTGATTTACGTCGCAACGGCATCGAACCGAATGCGGAGCAGTTGAAGACATTCTCCCAAATTGCCATAAGTTCCGGCAAATCATTGGAAACCGTCACCGCATCATTTACGGCAGTATTACAAGGCCGTTACAAGGCGTTAAACCAATTAGGTATAACTGCCAAGGACATGGGCGACAAAATTGCGCTGACGTATAAAGGACAGACGCAAGAAATTGAGAAAAGCACGGAAGCAATAAGCGGATATTTTGAAAAAATCGGCGCTCAAAATTCGCAGGCGTTGGAATATTTACAAAGCGGCATGAGCGGCGCGCTTAATCAGATGGACAACGCCTGGGGCGATTTTGTCCGAAGCATTGCAGAAAGCGGGCTCGGGCAGGCAATAGCCGACACGATCCGCGTAGGCGCCAGCGCATTGGATGGATTTACACAATGGATAAATGACAACAAGCA